TAAATGTCTAATGTTTAGGTAATCAGGAGTTAACAGTGCTCCAATAACAAAACTATTGTTATGAAACCCTAGACCTTTGATGTAATCTACATAGTCAAAAACACTATCGTAGTTTAAAAGAAACCATAGCATGTTAAAACTTATTTTATGATTTAATTTTCTAATTGTAGATAGATTATCTAAAAAGTCAGTCCACTTGCCGCCAAACCGTATGTATTCAAATTCTTCTTCTACAGTTTCTGCACTTATGGTCCAATGTACATTCTTAAACCCACATACAGCATCAAATACTCCAGTGTCAACTTTACTAAGATTAGTGTTTATCCTCAAATTAACTTCGGGATTTAATTCTTTAAGTAGTCCTAAGTTCTCTTTCATCAACAACGGTTCGCCACCGGCTAGATAAACGTGTTTGAGATTCATGGCATGACGATAAATGTATTCTCTGAAGTTAGCCAGTTGTTTGTCAGATGGTGTATCGATCCGAACATTTAATTCGTTGGCCCATTTGCTGCTGAATTCTGGACTGCAATACACGCAGGCGAAGTTACACAGGTTGGTCCAGCGCACATCTATTGTTTGTAGATCAAAATTATTTGCACGATATGTGGCCAATGGAGTTTTTTTAAATTCTCGTATGTAAAAAATTCTATCGCTAATGATATCGAAACCGTCTTTGCCATGTTCTAAGTTATAGCAACTCTGGCACCCGTCAGCAGGCGCATTCGCAATAATATTTTTTTGTTTAGTTACATTTTTTGGTCCTAGCAATATCTCCTCAATGGGTTCGTCTTTGATATTCCCTAGTATGCCATTCGATACATCACTACGAATACAATTCTTTACTGTGCCATCAAAGTTAAACATCAGCCCAGTCCACGGCATAGGACAGAAATGTCGATTTGTTAATACATCTTTTGGAGTCATTTATGGTCTGGCCCAAGTGATATATCGGGTATCGACAACTTGTTACTCGAGGCCATCTCAAATATAGCTACCAATGTTTTAGCCCAATTATCAACATTGGCTGCCGGCGGCACTGTTTGTCCTGGTTGTGTAGCAATATATCCCGGTCTAACTATGGCAATGTTGATACCAAGTTGTTGGTAGCGTAATTGTTTTACCATTTCTTCTAAGGTGACTTTTTGTTGATGGTAAGCCAACATATCCAACCCCGGTAGTACAGATATAGGGTCCTGCGTCATCATGGTACTAATAACTATGATGTGTTTTTTTGTGTTGGACCAACGACGAGCCATTTCAAACAGCAATTCTGTTTGTGCATATCCGGCCTGGGCGTTGTTAACAAACACGTCGCAGGGTTCAATTTGATCACAAATTTTGGGCGTGTTGCGAATACTGTTACCTTCTCGCCGACTAAGCCCAATTACTTCGTGCCCAGCAAGCAGGTATTCTTTGGTCAGTGCCTGACCTATTCCGGCTGTGTGCCCAGTGACTGCTATTTTCATACTATGCCCCTCAGTTGTTTTTGTTTTGCTATATATGCATCTCTAGACGCCACGTCTGTATTATCAACACTCAACTCAAATGGCGATTTCAAATAGGCATAACTATGATCAATGTTGTGTTCTTGGGCAAACTTTTGAATATTAGGCAAGTCATCTACATTCAATATGCTAACTGTGGTCCATAAATTTAATTTTATAGGCATTGTTTTATATGTCATCAAATTATTGTAAAAGTCTTGCCACGGAATTGGCCACCGGACGAAATCATGCACTGCTCCAATACCATCGCAACTTACAGTAACAGTAACTTCAATGCCTTTAGCTGCTATGTCTACTAGCTCAGTTAGCACCGTGCTACAGTTTGTATTGAGCCTAAGAGTCCTAAGGTTGGGTGGCAACTTTGTCAATAGTCGTTTATAGTTTTTACTGTAAGCCGGCTCACCACCGTTGATATCCAAGTGGACAATCCGATCTTGTGGTAAACTCCAGAACTGCTCAATGTTGTTAACAATAGGAAACTTAGGACCATTTAAACTTCCTATTCTAGTGCTGAGATTTGCATTACAAGTTTGGCAAGCGGCATTGCATAGATTATCTAACACGCCACCAACTTGTAAATAATCTTTTTGTATGGTCTGGTTATCTAATTTTGTAGCGTAAACTCTTATACTGTCGGGTTCTGTTTCTTGACAACGAATGCACTCAGCAGGCCATATATTGTTGCTCATTTTTTCTTTGGCCTCAGACCTCCATTGACTTGCTTCCATTTCTTCCAACGTGGCAAATTGCGGGGCATTAACCATGTGTCCGCAAGGACTGACTGTGCCGTTGGGATTAAAGCGAACAAAATGATCTAGTCTAGGACAATGCATAAGTTGGTTTTAAAATTTGTTGTGTGTAGCCAATTACATATTCATAAGCTGCAGGATCAGTAGATTTTATATGGTTTAACAGTTGTTCAAATGTCAAAGATTGCCCAATACAATTAAATATTACTGTGTCAATGCGTTGATACATATTATTGTTTTTTATCAATAAAATTTTTTCTACTAGTTCTGCCTTGACTGGAGCGACGCCCGGTGGTTTTAAATCTTTTTCAGTTAGTTCGCCAATAGCCGACATTGGTAAAAAGTTTAATTTTGTACCGGGAGTCAGGTACCTTGCTAGATTTAACAGCCAAGCAAATTGTAGGGCATAATGTCGATTCAATGATATGTAGTTTAGAGCAAACCACTCTACTGTAGCAGAGTCAAGATTTGGGTTATCTCTAAGCGTGTGCTGTATAAATGTGTTGATTCCAGAAATTAGTCTGTCCTGTGGGTTTCTTATGATTACATCAATGCTGTTTAGTTTTTGAATCTGTTGATTAATAAGAATTCGTCGAGGATTTGTTATCTTGAGACTATCAAAACTGCTATGACCATTTTTAAAAATAACATAGACATACCGCTGTGAGGGTATAATTTCAATTACCTCACAGCGGTCTGTAAACAAAATGCGATCTAAATGCGATAGCATCCGTTAGGCTTTTTGACGGGCCCTGATCATAGCCAAGATGTCTTGAGCTTTGTCACTGGCAGCTGGTTTGGCCACCACTGGAGCCGTGGCCACTGCTGGCTCGTCTTCGTCATCAAAATCACTTGACGCAGCCGGTACAGTTTTAGCAGCCGCTTGATGAACATCGCCGTGGCCGTCAACCACCGCTGGTGCTGGTACGGAACCACCTGCCGGTGCTGACACGCCTGCTGGGCGGAAATACTGACCCCAACGTTCTGTGTCATAGCTTTGACCTTCAACTGAAGCTTCAAACATTTCTTTGATGACCTTGAGTTCAACTTCGCCAGGCTTCTTGGGCATGAATGTGCTCAAGTCAAACAGGCCATGTTTCTCAACTGCTGCTTGTTCAGCTTCGGTCAATGCTGTTTCTTTTCTAGCCCACTTGGATCCATTGTAGTCAGCGTAGCCACCTTTGGAGCCTTTGCTGATACGGAAGTCTAAACCACGCAGGTAGTCAGTTGGCAATTCTTCCAGTTCAGGATCCATTAGGGCACCTTTGATGGTGGTAAAGATCTGAGGACCAATGATGAAACGACGGATTGGATTTTCTGGAGTTTTGTCGTCAGCTAAGGGATTTTCACGCACAAAGCCTTGGAAAATGTAACTGCGCTTTTTCCAATACTTACGACCCATTTCTTCTAGACTCTTGTCTTTGAACCAAGTGCGAACTTCGGTCAGTACTGGGCAAGTGTCGCCCCACATTTCCACGCAGGGAATTTGTACATATACCTGTTTGGATTCCATTTCGCCTTTAACGCCATTGAATGGCAAGCGAATCATAGCTCGTTCTTGCCAAAAGAATGTGTTTTTGGCGTTGCCGTCTGGGAGGAATCTGAGTGTTGCGCTGGCGCCTTCTTCCATGTTCCAGTGTGGATAAATTGCATTGTCACCACCTGTGGAGTTGCCGCCTTGTTTGTTGCCTTCTGCTTGTGCGAGTCTCGCACGGATGTCTGCTAGAGATGCCATAGTTAGTTGCCTTTCAAAATGTGTTTACTATGTTGCCGATCTAAAAATTTAGATTGAGTTGCCTGTGATACCAAAGAAAAAAGCGTATGCACTGATGTAGTATATACGCTTTGTTTCCCAGCGTCAATGGTATTTATGACGCGGTTGCTCAGATTGCAGAATTATTTCTTCATTCCGGAAAGTTCTTTGAGTCTGTCCAAAAAGCTGACGTCTTTGCCCACTTCTTTCATTTTACCTGAATGCCCGTACTGACCAGCCAATGGTGATTGGTCATCTTTGGCCACTGAGTCTGGATGTGGGCGTCCGTGAGCACGTTGATAAAAATCAAATTGGGCCTTGCGATCTTTTTGCTCAATGTCCTGAACAGTCAATGGTGCTTGTCCTGCTTGCTTGCGTTGAATAGCTGGACGTTCGTAATCACGAGGATTGGCAGGATCGATTGCTTCGTCGGTTTGGTCAGTTTCTTGGTAAATCATGTGTTTGGCAGCTTCTTTTCCGGCTCCGCTGACTAGGCTGAGACCTTGTGTAGCAGCCTTCATAGCACCTTTAACAACAGTAGCAGTTGATGATTCTTCGTTAGTATCTTGTCCACTTAGTTTGTCACCAATTTTACCACCAGCCAGGCTACCAATTGCGCTGCCTATTTCTGGACCAACTGTTGCGCCTGCTACCCCACCGGCAATTGCACCAGGAACACCACCAACGGCTCCACCTAGTGTTGTGCCAACTGCCGGTCCTAGGGCTTTTCCGGCTATTTCACCCGCAATGCCTCCAGCTGCACTACCAGCCAGGGTACCTTTCCACCCGTCAGTTAATGTGCCTTCTTCCATACCGGCATGATCGTATTCGGGTGCTGGACGTTGTTTAGCTGGCACACCTGCAATCTTCAACATGCTGGCCAAGGGATCTTGATATTCGTCCGCGTAGTCGCCTACACTTTCGCGCTCTATACCGTAATCTTCATCTGGCACACCTGGACTATGGCTGCCATAACCTTCCATGCCCAAGTCTGCGCCAAAACGGTCAGCTACCCATTCGTGCGGATCTCCATCACGTGCCTTTTTAGTGCCGTATGGCATGTCGTCAAAGTAGTAGTCATACAGAGCATTGTGTAGTTCATCACTGACTTCGCCGGTTTCTTTAAAGTCTCGAACATCACGCTTGAATGTGTCAAGAATGTGCTGGAAAGTGGATCCTGTGCTGTCAGTAAGAACACTTTCATTAACGCCGTATTTCTTTGCATGATCTATCTGTCTCTGGGCTCGACCTTTTGCACTTGCATCAAGTCCAAATCCATGCAGTCTACGGTCAGCATCCATTGCACCTTTAAACTGTCGTGTGATCTGTTTAGGCGCTTTCGTATAACCACTGGCTGGATTTTTATTCCAGGTGTCCATTGCTGTTGTCCCTCTGGCATCTACTGCTCTGAGTGCTGCCTGGCCTGCTGGCGTATCGCCAATTTCATCCAGTTGGTCATCGCCTTCCGCCACACCTTGCTGAAACTTTTTAGGATCGCGGACTTGAGGAATCTTTTCGCCTGCTTTCAGTTTATGGCTGATGTTTTTGTCCATAGACTTTTTGAAGCCCTCTTCATCGCCATTGTCAAACGCATCATCTGCTTTACGACCATACTGTTTAGCAACAGCATTGTGATACATAGATTTCAAGCCTTCCGCCACACCTGTCTGGTCTGGTTCAAGATCGGCTGGATTGACAGCTTCGGGTGGATTCATTTCTGCTGTGGGATCAATCTGCAATTGGTCTAATACTCGACGCACATCTGGGTCATCGCTGAGCTGTTGCAAGCGATCAATGACCACTTGACGTGCATCAGCATTGGCATCCTGTTCGGCCAGTTCACTCAACTGATCAAACAGTTCGTCGTCGCCAACAAGGTCATACAGTTGTTCAGTGGCATTGGTAGCATCGGCACCCACTGGCAAGTCCGTACTCAACAGCTCAACCAATTGGTCTTGCTTTTCTGGAGTATCTGGCAACTGCCATGTACCTTCCACCAAACGGTTGGCCCAGGCTTCAAATATGTTGGCTTCTTTCATTTCGTTTCCTTGTTGTTGTATTTTGGCCAGCAAAGGTAGTGCTGACTCGATTCTTGTGTCAATGCTCTGTTTGACAAAAAGATTTTTCAAACTTTCAATTACCATGTCCTGCTCGCTGATGTCAGCCGGGCTCCATGATTCAAAGTATGTGGTGTATCCAGTGCGTGTGGCAAGACTTTTGAGACTGCGTTGCAGGTTTGATTGATACTGTTGAACTTGTTCTAATAACTGTTGTGTGTCGCCTTCAAAGACGTGGCCAGCGTTGGCTCGGCGAAAACGGCTCAGCACTGCCAGTTCAGTGACCATTTCACTAATGTGATTGCCTCGGGCATCGTAGGGACGTCCGCCTTGGCGCACATGTTCCAACATGGCACGACCAGCGGTCAAACTGGTAAATGGCAATCGGTAACGCTCGCTGTCGGCTGTTTCAATAAACAGGCTTTCGATATAGCGATAACGTGCATCACCTTCACTGATGGCCTTTTTGTGCCGTATCATCAGTCTGGCTTCAGTAGGGGCACCGTTCCAGCTGGTGGTTCGATTGCCGGTCCAGCTTTCAAACAAGCC